GTGCTCTCGCACTGTGCTAACTGTACTAATGTGCGTAGATGCGACCTTCGGTCTTTAAGATAGTTTCAATCATATCATCGTGTATAACATCGACCGACTTCTTTATGTTCTCCTCTAACCGATTTACTTCTTCATCAGTAAAACCATATCTCATAAACAACTCTTCATAGTAATCCTGCGGCGCTGGTTCGTGATCACTATACCTTGCAGCATTAGAATATAAACCGTCTTTATCAAAATAGTAACTATAATCTATTTGTAGAGCGTCATTTTCATCGATTATAGTTCGTGTAGTTCCATCACGGTTTTGTATTTTCATACCGGTCAGATCCTGTTTCAATTTTTCATTGTAAGCACGGAATATAGGTAAATCACGCATCCATTTGAGGTTAGATACGTACAAACCCATCTTATAGATTTTTAATTCTTCATCACTAAAAGAAAGCGCTTTCCGTGACCAGGGTGTTAATGTTAAAAAACGGTCTAGCTTACGAATTATTTTGTAGCTCTGAATAGAATCAGCCCAAAAAGTATGAGTGCTACAAAAGTCCAAATCTGATATGGTGCCAAATTTAATATATTTAGCAACCTGTCCTAGACCATAAGCTCCAGTGAAATGATCTTTAGTATATGCTTTACTAGGTATGAAACAAGTATAGTATGCTTCACTAATCAAGTCGTCAGGTATATACGGACTAAGGAAAACAGCGGAATCATCACCTTTACAAATTATCCCATATGTGTCAACGTCAAGATGCATTTTGCGTTCGAGCACATATCGATTGTATAAAGCCATGCGTAAGGTATTCATTAATGTTGTGTCACAACTACCACTGAAAACAGCGCCTCGTTGCTGTATGTCGCCCATGCTATGACAGCCGTCTTTATCGAAATAGCGCACTAAAACTTTACGCCATTCGGGGCATGCATAGTAGAGAAATGTCGCTGGGTCGACGTGGTGCAGTTTATTAGCTACTGCTTCATAGATACGATGATCTACAATTTTCTTAATTTCGTAGTGTTGCGACCTATCAAAAGCTGAACCGTCTAATTGTACCGTCTTTGTCAGTCCAGCTTCAGCCATTGCATTATAATAATTTTCAAGTTGTGTCCAGTTCTTGCCACCACAGTAACCCTTGAACGTTTTGCCGAATAATCGTTCTAGCGCATAGGTCACTGGTCCAAGAACAAATTTGTGTGCCGCGTTAGGGCTGCAGATGCACCGGTTTTTGGGTGCCTTACCGTCCAACTCGTATAGTTGCTTCTCGACTTTGACAAACATAGTGTAAGCATTGTCTAAAGGAATACAATATTTGTCGACGCAATCAATTTCTTTTTGCTGGCTTAATGTTAAATGATTGTACCACTCGCCATAATCATAATTGAAATTTTGTAAATATGGTTCAATTTCACGAGTGTATATTATGTTGAACCATTTAGCAAATTTATTTAATTCTTTTTGATCGAATGTTGGCACAATTGTTGCTTGCCTTTTGATAGCAGCATAATTATTAGCCGAGCATATATGATAAATTATTGGTCGTGGCGCGTCGGAGAAGACAGGTGCAGCTAACTTAAGTCCTGGTTTGTTGCATGTACAGCGCAACGCCATAAATTTCTCTAGTGTTAATTTCGGTGCTAGGGGTTGGTCTTGATATTTAATATTCCATTTGACTTGAGATGATAACTCACCCCCCACTTCATTATAATTATCTGGTGTGATGCAGGTTGTGTTAATAATTTTGTCTATATCGTCGCTTTCACGTCTATAACGAGAATAGCGCGTAATTATCGATCGCATAGA